ATCAAATAATCTTTCTTCCCAATTCTCATAAACAAGACCATCAACTATACCCCAATTGCCAAGTCCTGCGACTTGATAACGCCTAGGATTATCTTTTTTCATCCTATCGAATACCTTTTTATCAGCATCATCTAGAAACTCGTTACAAAGGTAATTAGTGGTCTTAGCCATGATGTCTGGATCATTCTCTGCATCAAAAAAACGACCCTTTATCCAGTGATGTTCATTCCACGGGTTAAAAGTAAGCGTTAACTGTTTAAACAAATCTTCCGGCACTTCCCCTCTTATAGATTCATCTAGCATATTAAAAGCATCTTCGTCCATTATCTCGTAACATTCTTCAAGCCAACACCAACACAAGCAACCTACTTCTACAGTTATTGAAGTTATCTTTAGCGGATCATCAAACCCTCTAAAATATATCTTCTGTCCAGTTGGTAAATAAGTTATCTCTAGTGGACTACTTGTGCTATCCCAAAAGGCATCAACACCTAACCTGTTAATTGCCCATTTAAGTTCCTTATAGCAACTATCCCTAAGTGTGCCAAAGACCTTACGAACAACAAGCAAGTTAGCTTCTGGGTGCTTCATAAGTTTAGTTATATAGTATAAAGCTGTTGTCTTAGACTTCTTGGATGCCCTAGACCCCTTGCATACTCTGTAACGACCCTTAAAATTCCAGTAATCTTTATATCCTTTGCCTATAAGTTCAGGCAAATATACTTTCTTAATCTTCAAGTTCGTCATCACCTGCAATAACAATAGGGATAGCTCCCTCAACTTCAACTTTATCAGTCCAAAGCCTGTATCTTTTACCTAACAATTCAGCAGCCTTTATTTTATCCTTGGCTCCTATCTTCTTATCTATCGCTTTAGCTTCACTAATAAAATCCCCTGTATTAATAACTACAACTGTTTCCTCAGTTTCTTCATCCCGTATTACTTTAGTTAAATACTCCATTATTTCCTCAGCATCAGCTATCCGATTAGAGGATATTTCATCTAGCTTTTCATCTATGAATTTTTCAATATGAGGTTTTCTGAGGTTTTCATATCCTGTTTCTGCTGCGGTATTCTTACTATAACCAGCTTTAATTGCTGATTCTGTGGCGTTGCCTGTAGATATATAATAGTCGCAGAACGCCCTCTGTTTAGGTGTTAATTTCACAACGCCACCCTCCTTTATTAAAATGAAAAAGATCTCTATTCCTAGAGTCCTTTAATTATTTCTTTATCCTTATCTCTGCCTTGCCACATCACCACCTCGAATTATTGTATTTTATTTCTTCTCACAAATTAAGATCAAGTTTTGCTTGATACTTACTTATATAATTACACTTATCACAAACAGCAATAATACTAATTTCAGTCTCTGTATCTTCGCGGTTCAAATTTATGTTATATTTTTCTGCAAAACCATTAACATCATCCACAAATTTAAATTTATTATTACATTTATCGCACTTTAAAACAGAACTCAAAGTCCCTTTTTTATCTTTATAAACTATAAACAAAATATCACCCCTTCAAAAGAAATGATTCTGCTTTATCCTATGAATACCTTCACTTTTTATTAAGACTTCTTACCACTTTAGGACTCTTAGGTATCTTCCTCATTCCTTCGCTTGATTCTCTTAA